ATAGCTCTTGCTGAGCTAAGTTTAGCAAGATCGCTTTCGGTGGCACAACAATTGCAGTTAGGTGTTGCTGGTATGTTTCGTTGTGGAGTTGCTCGAGTTAACAAATGATTTCTAACAGAACGATTCAAAGCACCCACGCCTGATCCAGGGACAAATCGGTTTACGCTGCTATTGTCAGCAGCATTATTTGTAAAAAGAATACGACGCGCGCCACTGCCACTAGAAACAGGACGGACCATCCCACGAGCAATATTATAAGTTTGATTGCTTGACATATTTTAAAGAAGCTACTGACGCTATATATTACGTAAATATTATTTTTTATTGATTATAACTGAAATTCACACACTATAAAATTGAAACAACTAAAAGCCAGTAAATTCAATACAGAGAATTCAAACATCTAAGAACAAACACCCACCAACACAAAATGTCTATCCATACTCTTATTGCTGCTGCCATCATTGCCGCTGAAGATATTGAGGCTGAAATCCCTCCTACCCCTCGCGCCGAAGTTGAAGTCGAAGAAGAATCCAAATACCCCCGCTCACTCCAAGAAGTCGCCGCAATCGATTTGTCGTTTTTGGATGATAAATGGGCAGCTGATATGCTTCGCGATGCAATGAACTCAGTTGTTCTAGCACAAGAAAACGCCGAAATCATCAGACAAGGGATTGACGTATGGGAATACCTTTCAACCTATGAACCACCCCGAGGAGAAGGATTCATGTTTAGTCGTGGAGACATTGTTGTCGAATGCGTTCAATACAATATGCAAGTTGGGCACTCGGGAGGAAGTATGGCGATGACGATGCGCCAGCTCCAATTACTCGCCAAAATCGGATTTCCTGAATATCGCAATGGATATTGCAAGTAGGTAAGTATATAAATATAACGTAGATATCTGTGAGTGTTGTTAATAGTTTTACACCTTTTTCTCATTTACACCCTTGAAGATTTAAAATAATATTATCATTAAGAATTGTAATATGTAGCACCTGAATAGTCTATCCATTCTTCTAATGTAAATTTTGTAAAATCATTAGGAAGTAAATAGTTTTTATATTCCATTTCAAAACCAAGTGAAGTCATTTCATAGTAATGTGATGAGGCATTTTTCGCAATATTTAAAAATTCTTCAATAGAATGTATTCCTGATTCATTTGCTCCTATTCCACTATAAAAGATATGCGGCATTTTACTTATATAAATATAACTATAATTATAATTATTCAAATATATTTATATACTAATCGGTGTAAAATAATAAAAGGTGTAATAATATATTTTAAAAATAATATAGAGATAAATACCATAATATATACATACACATACAACTACAGCGTAGTATAATGTCAAAGGCGATTGGGATTGATTTGGGAACAACATATTCGTGTGTTGGAGTCTGGCAGAATGAGCGTGTAGAAATCATTGCGAATGATCAAGGAAATAGAACAACACCATCATATGTCGCGTTCACAGATAGTGAGCGTCTTATTGGAGATGCAGCGAAAAGCCAGGTTTCGATGAATCCGGAGAATACAATTTTTGATGCAAAGCGTCTTATCGGTAGAAAAATTGATGATACACATATTCAGAATGATATGAAGCATTGGTCTTTCAAGGTAGTTTCCAAAGATGATGGAAAGCCGCTTGTTCAAGTCGAATTCAAAGGAGAGCAAAAGACATTTTCCCCGGAGGAAATTTCGGCAATGGTTCTGGTTAAAATGAAAGAAATCGCGGAGAGTTATTTGGGTGCGCCTGTAACATCAGCAGTAATCACTGTTCCGGCATATTTTAATGATGGACAACGCCAGGCAACAAAAGACGCAGGTGCAATTGCTGGACTTAATGTATTGCGAATTATCAATGAGCCAACTGCTGCAGCAATTGCGTATGGACTTGATAAAAAGGGAAAAGGAGAGAGTAATATTTTAATTTTTGATTTGGGTGGCGGGACTTTTGATGTGTCACTACTGACGATTGATGATGGTATTTTCGAGGTAAAGGCGACGGCGGGAGATACACATTTGGGTGGCGAGGATTTTGATAATAGGTTGGTGAATTGGTGTGTGCAAGAATTCAAGCGAAAAACAAAGAAAGATCCGACAGGAAATAACCGTGCATTGAGACGATTGCGAACAGCATGTGAACGTGCCAAGCGAACTTTGTCTGCTTCTGCGGAAACTACAATTGAGGTTGATTCACTATTTGATGGAACTGATTTTATGACAAAGATTACGAGAGCAAAGTTTGAAGAGTTGTGTATGGATTTGTTTCGTTCTACGATTGAACCTGTCGAGCGTGTTCTAAGAGATTCAAAAATGTCGAAGAGTAGTATTGACGAGATTGTGCTTGTTGGTGGATCGACGAGAATTCCGAAAGTGTGTAGTTTGCTAACAGAGTTTTTCAATGGAAAGGAGCTGAATCGTTCAATCAATCCCGATGAGGCGGTTGCTTATGGTGCGGCGGTTCAAGCGGCGATTTTGACAGGTAGTCAGTCCAAAGTTACTCAAGATATTTTGTTGTTGGATGTTGCACCACTTTCACTAGGCATTGAGACAGCGGGTGGTGTTATGACAAAACTGATTGAGCGAAATTCAACGATTCCGTGTAAAAAGGGGCAGACGTTTTCGACATATGCGGATAATCAGCCAGGTGTATTAATTCAGGTATTTGAAGGTGAGCGTCAGTTGACAAAGGATAATAATATTCTGGGTAAGTTTCAGCTCGATGGTATTCCTCCTGCTCCGAGAGGAACGCCACAAATCGAGGTAACATTTGATTTGGATGCGAATGGTGTACTAAATGTAAACGCTGTTGATAAAGCGGGAGGTAAGTCGAATAAAATCACAATTACGAATGATAAAGGGAGGTTATCGAAGGATGATATTGAACGCATGGTGTCTGAAGCGGAGAAATTCAAGGAGGAAGATGCAAAACATAAAAAGAAGATTGATGCGCGAAATGGGTTTGAGAATTATGTCTATTCGGTGAAAAATTCTACTTCTGAGGAGTCGATGAAAGAAAAGTTGTCACAAGATGATCGTGATGCGATTGAGAAAGCATGCAATACATCTGTTGAGTGGATGGAGTCAGTAGCACAACAAGATATTGAGGCATCTGAATATGAGGAACAGCAGAAGAAACTGGAAAGTATGGTTGCTCCAATTATTTCAAAACTATATGCGGGTGCGGGTGCGGGGGGCAGTAGCGGAATGCCTGATTTTCAAAATCAAAACCAGTCAAAGCAAACATCTGGGCCAAATATTGAAGAGGTTGATTAAGAATTACGATGAGTCATTCGTTAGTAATTCGTTAATAATCCGTTAGTAATTGATAATAATATGTATAATATTTATATATATTATTATAAAATACTATAAAAGTAACGTTATATAGTATTATATAGTATAACAAAATAAATAAATGTCAACATCAATGTCATCATCATCATCATTAACCAGACAAAAAAATATTAATTCTCCAATTCAAGCGATTGCCGTTTTTAACGTAAAAAAAGTAAAAGGCACGGTAAGATTCACAGAAGAGTCATCAAAATCGCGTGTTCGTATAGACGTAGAATTGACAGGACTTAAAACATCAGGACTTCATGGGTTTCATGTTCATGAGTATGGCGATATGAGTGATTCGTGTGATAGTATGTGTGCTCATTTTAATCCGTATAATAAAACACATGGATGTCCGGGAATGAAAGAACGACACGTAGGCGATCTCGGAAATCTGAAGACAAACACAAAAGGGGAAGCAAAGTATACTTTTTATGATGATGTCATTTGTCTTCATGGAACAAAATCAAATATTATTGGTCGCGGGTTGATTATTCATGCTGACGAGGACGATTGCGGACAGGGTGGACAACCGGATAGTTTGACAACAGGACATGCAGGAAAAAGAATAGCATGTGCTGTTATCGGGTATGCTTCTCCGCTAAAAAAGTAACAAGCAACAAGTAAAAATATTCAAATTAATAATAAATATTTATAATATTTATAATATTTATAATATTTATAATATTTATAATATTTATAATATGCCTGATTCTATTTTAGTTAAGCGCCCACAACTGGTTAAATCAATGGAAATTCTCCTATCAGAGTATAAATATACTCTGTATAAAAAAGATATTGATAACCTCGTTTTAGGAGAAAATAGAATTCAGATAACTAATCCTGAAATGATTCTTCATTGTATGAACTCTAACATGGATACTTTAAATTCACAAGTATCGATACAAGTTGTCCACAAATATACCAAACAAAGTGATAATTTGATTATTGATAATTTGATGATCGATGGTTCTTCGACATACACAACCATATATGAGTCAAATCCTGTTTGTATAGCTGCTGGCAAAGGAGACGGGTTTGTTCTTCCTGATTGTGCGTATATTTATTATGGAAATTTATCCGCTATAACTAATGCTATTCTTAGTAATTTTATAAATAATAAACAACCTTCAATCGATATATTAACTATGGACGAATCGTGGTTACTATGGTTTCAATATATAACACAAGACGTTGGTTACGTAGCTCAACAAATAATTTTATATGCAACAATGTATTCTTATATTTATAGTGTATTACAAGGAAAATCAAATACAACAGTATCGTTAAACATTATAGCTACATACATACGAAGAGGAGGGATTCATGATCCTTTACCAAGTATTATAACTGGTACTGTTGGTAGTATTAATTTTAAAACTGCTTGGCCATTTGATTTATCGTCTTTAAGTGTATTGGCGGATAGTGGCGGTAGTAACATCTACTATTCTCCTAGTAGTAATAATTTACCCTTACCAACGGGTTTAACTATTATTGATGAAAGTGTATTATTAAATAATTTGAATATAAATTTACCAATTTTAATTTCATCCAATAGTGTAAGTAATTATAGTTGTAGTGTCCCAAATATAGTTAGTTTTACACCAGGTCCAACGAATCAAGCACTTATGATGAATATCATAGGACTTGGATTAACATATGTAACTATTAATGATATAACTTTTATAGTAAATATAACAGCAAATGTTCCTATTAATTTCAGTCATTTTTCACAAACAAATCCACCTATTTTTTATTCTGATGAAATAGGAGCCTATCAATTCTTCGATAGTGGTGATCCTTATACTTACGGGATTGTCAATCTACCTGTATTTACACCAGTATTTATACCTGCTCTTCCTTCGACGTTATATGATACTATATCTATTACTTATTATTGTACTAATAGTAATTTCAGTATGCAAAATAATGTAAGAACTATATCTATAAATAATATGGATGGGGTATTTGTAAATTTAAATACTTCAAATACTGGACAGTCTACTGCTATAATAGTTATAGCTTATTTAGGTAATAGTCCAAATCCAATATCTTGTATAGTAACAGGACAATTTACATTTACTTTGCCTTGGTATAATGGAAGAGATACATCGTATGTTTTATAATTACTACTTCATCGTATATAAAATGACGGATCAATAACGCGTTTTGCTCCATATGTAAGTTTATCGGTGTCATATTCATTGATACGCCTTTTTTCAAGTTCACCATCACTGTTACTGAAAACAATTGCCTTTATATTTAATTTTTTCATACGAACCGTGCAATGAAAACATGGTGCTGATTCAACCATCTCACCGCTTCTAGAAAGCCTAACAATATAAAGAACTAATTTCTGGACAATTTTTGGAGAAAGTTCCATAATACATAATTTATGAAGAACTGATATTTCTGCATGTGCGCTACAACATTTGCGAAAATGGAGCAACCCGTCCTTGGAATGAGATCGTATATTATTACACCCTTTTGCTAGGACTTTACCATTCAAAACAGCGATACATCCATGCTGCATAAGAAGTGTAGACTTTGATGCTTCTTCCAAAGCAATGCTTGCAAAACGTTGGTCCTTATTGCTAATGTGTCGTTGTCGATACACATTTATTGGAGACAATGACAATGACGATGAATCGGAATCGGATGAAGACTCACTCGAAAATGCAGTAGCACTTAAACCAACACACGACACATATTTTTCATGAACAGGAGAAGCTGTATTCTCTTTTGTTTTTTTATATGAATACATAGTTGTTAATTTTTTGTTATATATTAAATTATATAACAAAAAACTGTTCAATTTCTTTTTCATATTAAATATATAATATTTTATATAATATTTTATAATATGGTTTATTATGTTATAACAAAAATAATATAATAAAATAATAAAAGAATAAATATCACGCCATTTCAGCTAATTTTCTTTGAAGGTGTTTCATTTGAGATAAGATAAATAGAGTTCTCAGTTACGATAATATACTCAGTCTCTACCTTGTAAATGTTTGCAATGGGGCTTGTATACTCATCTTCACTCTTTACCAAAAGTTTTTCGCCGGATTCACGGACACCGATGATAATAGACTTATCAAGAGATGCTGTCCAGTAATCCATCATAATAGGTTTGTCCTGAACAATAGCTAATTTACAACTATGTTGCAAACAAACATTAGATGGAAGACGGTAAGCTGACTCACCATTTTTTGCTCCACCAGAAGAAGAGGAAGAGGAAGAGGAAGAGGAAGAAGTTTGGACAGCTGATTGCTGATTTTGATTTGATGAACTCATATTATATAATTAACAAATTTAATAATCTTTAAATACTTATTAAATAAAAAACATATATTAATAAAAATTAAGTTAAATAAAAAATTAAGTTAAATAAAAAATTAAGTTAAATAAACATATTTTATTTTAATTATTATTAACAATATAAGCCTAAATATCTTCAACTACGTTAATAATTTTGCGACGTAATTTTACATTATGTTTTTTCTGTTGAATAATATTTAATTGATTTCCAATTTCGGGATATTCTGTTTCTAATAATTTTTTAAGAAAATCATATATACAATATAATACAGGTTCGTCACATCGTCCCACGATTAGAACACTTCCTGTTCGAAAAATCATAAATGATATTTCGTAAGCTTTTGAATTTTCACCCATAGGTGTTTGTTGCCCTGTTTGTATATCATTACCAGGTATATAGTAAAACTTGCTCTGAATACCTGGATATGAACATGCATCATAGTTACTATTGATACGATATTTATATTTAAGAATGTTGTATAATTTATCACGATTAATAAAGTAACCACAATTAAAATTAGAATTGATAAGCACAGTTTCACATTTATCTGGGATAAAATTAATATGCGAACCTACAATTGGTTTTAATATTGTTATAAGTAGTTCTAATACATGAGTAAGAGATTCATCGGTCTGAATACCTGGAATTTCTAATTTTCCTGTATTAAATACTTTTATATGCATTTCTTTGAAGCCATCTCCGTTATGATCTTTGATTCGCATAATAAGGACAAAGCAGTTGAAAAATGCTCGCTTTAATTTACACCTATAATTTAGAATATCTTTTTTACATAATCCAACATTAATTTTAAGCTGGACTTTGAATTTAATTCTTCCTTCAGGGTTATCAATATGCTCTATTTCCTGTTCTTGATAATATTTCTCATTTTTTAACAATTCTTTTATTTCCTCTAACTCTTTTGGATCAGTAGTAGATACTTTAATTTGCTTCTTAATAATACACTCATTCGGCGTTGAATAAGGTGATATTGGAATACTCCAAAATACTTTTTTTATATCAATGGGTGTATTTAAATATGATATTTTCGTTTTTGTAGATATATAAATATTACTACATACTGGTTGTTTGTCAATACATGTTTCATTTATTTCTGCATTTGTAATATATACCGAATCATCTTCCAAAACATCTTCCAATCCATCTTCCAATCCATCTTCCAATCCATCTTCCAATCCATCTTCCAATCCATCATAATCGATTACATCATCTTTATCATGTTTTTTACCATTACAACTACTATCATATTTTTTATGTTTCGACGTATTAGTAATTTGTTGTTTGTTAGTTTTGAATGATGATATATTAATCGATTGTTTAGATGGTTTTAATTCTTTACTACTGTTTTTTGCAATAGTAGATGATGCTACCATCTCCGATAATGGTTTTAAAACTATATTAGATGAGTCTTTGGTATCGACAATAGCTGTATATGAAGTCATTGTAGAATCCATATTTTGTTGATAAGAATGAGTAACATTATTTTTTGCACTATTTTTTTCATTTGATAAAATAATAGCCCCTTGTGTTAAGAAACTTGTCCACTCGTCATCAATACATGACATTTCTGAAGTTTTACAATAAGCACGTCTCTATTTATTCCTATTATTTTCTTTAAGTTATTTCAATTATATATATTTAATAAATCAATATAAAGAGATCAAAGAAAATAATATTTGTAAAAATCGCATTATGAATAACATTATACATTCAAATAATTATCAGGATTAAAAAATAATTTCAGTTTATAAATAATATATTTTAAAATATGTTCGGTTTTACAATCTTGCACGTGCATTATGTTTTCAATATTATAAAGAAATTGTGGTGTTATTGAATAATTTCTTATAATATAATTCAAGTAATTTTTTATTATATTTTTTGGTTCTATATTATATTCTCTGCTAATATTATTAATTTTTTTTAATATAATATCTATTTTTGTTTTTTTTGTCAAACATTTTGTTAATTTTATCCACAATTCATTTTTTATTATTTTACATTCGTGTATAAGATCTTGATTTGATTGCATATAGTTAATCATACTTCTAATATCAGACATAAAATGTGTTTGAATTGAAATTAGAATATCATCTTTAATTTTAAGATTTTCATTTATATTTATTTTTTTTAAAAAATTCAATATATCATTTTCTGGCAATTGATTAAATCGCATTCTTACGAATTCAGTTTGTAGTGATTCATCTATACGACTAATATAATTGCAAATAAGACAAAATCTTACATTAAAACTATTATTATAATTATTTAATAAATATCTAAGTGCAATTTGTGCGGTTTTTGTCATATAATCAACTTCATCTAAGATTACAAATTTCATACCGTCTCCAAATAAAGATTTTGAATTTACAAAACTGTTTATTTGATTTCGTATAATATCAATACCTCTTTCATCTGAAGCATTTAAATGAATCATTAGACCTTTGTTTTTAAGATTCATCTTTTCTTGATATAAATTTACCAAATTAATAATAGTCGTCGTTTTACCTGTCCCTGGTGGGCCATAAAATAATAAATTAGGGAAATAATTATTATCTATAATATTTTTTAATAATGTTTTATTTATCGGATCCAATACAATATCATCGAAACATACTGGACGGTATTTCTCTACCCATGGTGTAGAATTTTTAAAAAATTCACTATTATTTATACCTGTTTTATTTTCAACTGGTGAAGATATCGTTACCATTCTATTCGATATATCATCAGACAATTTAATAATATTTATATTTGATTTTACTATTATATTTTTAATGTCTACACGCATATCAGTATCCATTTCTATATCAGTATCCATCTCTTTATCCATATCTTTATCTATATCAGTATCCATTTCCATATCAGTATCCATCTCTGTATCTATTTCAGCGTCTGCAGTATATACATTATTATATTTTATATTTTTATTTTCATCACATTTTTTAAATGGTGAATCTATCTTTTTATAAAATGAATATATTGGTATATGGTTATTAGTAAAATCATTCTTTTTACAACTTTTACATTTGGTATTTAATAACATATTTTATAATGTTGTTATTATTGTTATTATAGTTGTTTCTTTTTTAGTTTTAATAAGTTTTTTTATAATAAATATAATTGAAACTATATATTATATAATGAATAATATAGAAATATTAAACACACCTTTGTTTATAACGTCATCAAGGAATACTTTAAATCTTAAAATGAGTTCATCACCACTATCACATGCAGATACAAAAACTAATTATATTTCAAACAATAAACAAAAAGGTGAAGGGTATTTAGAATTAATACTTGGACCAATGTTTTCCGGAAAAACGTCGAATTTAAAAAAAATATACGATCAGTGCAAATATTGTAATATCACTGTTATGGTAATTAATTATGAAGAAGATAATCGTTATTGCGATGCATCATTTATGTCAACCCATGATAAAATAATGATTCCATGCATCAAGGGAACGTCCATTTTAGAAATTATGGAGAAAAATATAGAAAAAGTAAATGAATCCGACGTTATTCTAATAAATGAGGGACAATTCTTTGCGGACATAAATCGCGTTATCCCATTGGTTGAAGAATTACACAAGCGTGTATATATTTGCGGATTAGATGGAGATTTTAAAAAAAATAAGATTGGCTCTTTGCTTGATTTGATACCATATTGTGATAATGTTTTTAAACTTAAATCGCTTTGTAGTGAGTGTCGCGATGGTAAATCGGGATTATTCAGTTATAGAATTACAAATGAAACTGACCAAGTAGTGATCGGTGTAGAGAATTATAAACCTGTTTGCAGAGCATGTTTTAAAAGACTTTCAAATAATAAAAATGATGACACTAGATAAAGAATAGTATACTTTCTAGTATTTCATAATAGTGTAAAACGTAAAAATATATATTAAAAGGATTTAAATTAGTCTTTTTAATTATATTATATAATATTGTTTAATATGAATTCAAACATTACAACAGACAATGAAGCAAACGATAATATATATAACAATGATACTAATATAAATGATACTAATAATGATACTAATAATGATACTAATAATGATAGTATTACCATTATATGTGTAGAAAATCCTTCTATCATTGTTGAAAAGAAAAAAAGAGGAAGAAAAAAAGCTGTAAAATTAGATACTGTGCAAACAAATATTGAAAATCAATTAAATGATAATATAATTTCAGAACCTATTGTTGAAAAAAAAATAAGAAAAAGAAGATCCAAAAAAGATATGTTAATTGCAAATGCAAATGCAAATAAAAATAATGATAATATTACTACTATTGGCGATTCCTCTACTGAAAACATAATTGTTAAAACGAGGAAACGCAGAGTATGTAAATCTAAAAAAAATGAAAATATAATATTAAATTCAGAACATAACGCGCAAATCCCCCCAGAAGAAAAGGTAATTAAAAAAAGGGGTAGAAAACCAAAAGGTGGTAAAATTATTACTCAAAAATTAGAAGAAAATAATAATAATAATGAATTACCTAATATTATTTTACATTTAAAATGTTCTATTCGCGATATTAAAAACATAAATACAGAAACAACAAATAATTATTCAATTGAACAAAATGAGATACAGAGCTATAATTCTTCACAGTTAACTGGGAGTGAAATATATATTAAAAATCCATCAAGAAATAATACTTCATCTATTCCTATTCCTAATCCTATTTCTAAAGACAATTCATCACATTTGTTTAAGGTGTATGATAATATAAATTCTAATGTTGTAAATAATACTAGCATTAATAATAACAGTAATATTGTTTATCCCAATAATATTCACGATTATTACAATAATGCATATTCTTCTGATGTTAATTCGTATAGTAATAATTTAATTAATCGCGATGATTTAGATAATTGTGATGATAATGATGATAATATTGATATTAATAAGAGTGAAAAGGATATATGGAGAAAAATAAATCAACTAAAAATAAGTTTTCATAAAAGTGATATATGTAAAAATATTGGTGGGACGCAGAGATCTGCATGTTTTTGGTGCACATGTGAATTCGATTCTCCTACAATATATATACCAAAAACATTGACAAAAGATGTTTATAATGTATACGGTTGTTTTTGTTCACCTGAATGTGCTGCGGCATTTCTTATGAATGAGAATGTCGATACATCTACAAAATTTGAGAGATATCATTTATTAAATTTACTTTATGGAAAAATATATAAATATGAAAAAAGTATAAAAATTGCTCCTAATCCTTTTTATCTTTTAAATAAATTTTACGGAAATTTAACAATTCAAGAATATAGAAAACTATTTCAAAGTGAGCAAATGATTTATGTAGTTAATAAACCTCTTACTCATATTTTACCCGAGTTATATGAAGATAATAATGATTTTCTTCTTAATAATAAAATAATTCCAAATAATACAGTAAATATTAGAAAAAATAAACCACTTAAAAGTAATATTATTAATAATGCTTTTGGCGTTGGTGTTGGTGCATGTTGAGAATTTATTCAGTATAAAATATGACTATTTTTATAATAATAATTTATATATTTATTAATAAATTATTATTTTTATTTTATAATTTACCCTGTGCCTCTACTCGTTCCTGTGCCTCTGCCTGTTCTTGTGATTGTTTTCGTTTTTCAATAAATTCATTATATCTTTTAGTCTGTTCTTGTTTTTTCATAAAATTAATAGAAGCATTATCCATATATTCTCTTATGATATCGTAACGTTTTTGATGTAACGATTTAAATTTTTTTTCTTTTTCATGTTCGTTGCTTTTATCAATAACACCAAGAAATTCTTTTATTACAAGAGTAATATCACCATTATGCTTTTCTAGATTGGCGATTGCTTCATCTCTCGTATATGTTGTTTGGTTCATTGTAATTTCAATAAATCTTTCATATTTTTGTTTTTGTATTTTTTGATAATATTCATTTATTAAATCTTGTTGTGTTTTTATCTTCAAATTATCTATATTATCCATATTATCCGCATTATTAGTGTTACTTAAAATTATATTTTCATTTACATATTCATTGTTATTTATATTATTTTCATTTATATTATTGTTCATGATTTATATGTTATTATATATTTATTAAATATTTTTTAAATCATATTAAACGAATACTATTATTTATATATAGCCATCGACTATCTTTTCCTAAACATTCAAAAATAATGTATACAATTAAAAAGGAAAACATATATAAAGAAGAAGAAGATTGTAAAGAACAACATGAACAAACAAATCCACATTATAAAAATAAAAATATAGATATTTCAACTATATTAAAAGATGTTGAATGTTGTATAAAATCAGGACTAGATGACAAACTACGTTTATTTTTTTACAAATTTGAAACATATGAACAAATGCATAATGAAGTATTAAATTTAACTGTTGTAAAAAATTTAGTTAATAATAATAATGTATTAAATCGCATAATTAATGATATGAAACATACGAATAATCATCATATTGATCATATATTTCAT